ATTCTTCTAGCAATAAAGTTAGCAGAAGTTGGATCAAGATTCAAGTTGTCAAAACGCTCTAGAACTATAACGTTGTTATCGCTATCTTTTATATCGCGAATGACAAGTGAAAAAGTTCCGTAATCTGTTGTTCTAGAAACCGACTGCCTAATCTTCTCAATTGAAACCTTGCAATTCTTATGAAGCCACTCGCCATGTCCTCTTCCCTTAAGGCGGAAAAGCTTTTGCGCATTAAACGGCACATATGAGCTTGCGGCGCCCAGGTCTTGACCAATAAACCAACCTGCAACGGCTTCTCTTGACTCTTGCTTGATTTTGTGCATGCCTGCACCAGAGCTGTTTTGAAGTGCTAAAATAACAGCTTGAGAGCCCGTTAGTAACGACGAACCATTTTTATCAACTTGATCTCTAAGAAACTGATCATAAGTCTCGCCAAGGAAATAGTGCTTCTCTGAAGCTACGGGATAAAAACTAGAGGCGTTCTCGTTGCCTAGATGTGGATTTGTATTAAACTTCTTACGAATGTAGTTCTCAGAGGTATCATCAAAATTGAACTTGATCTTTTCTTCTGCAATTCCGGATCCACTAACCACCACTGTCCACAAACTGTCGTCAGTTCCAGAACCAATAACAACACCAGTAGATGCTGTTGTGAAGTTATTTATAGCCGTGTGCTTCAAGCCACCACGCACAGTGCCACTTAAAGCAATGGAGCCGACATCTAGATACCAAACAGCCGCAAGACTACCAGTGTCACAGTTAATAGCGGCCCCAGAATGAAAAATGAACATACCATAAGCGCCGCCGTTACTAAAGTGATCATGATTAGCGTCTTTCCCAGTTTTCCAGCCGGCATCACCGGTGGTTCCGTTGGTCGTATAGTTTTCCTGACCAAGAAGACGGATATAAGTAAGAGGAGCAACGTTTGCATTTAAAAAGGCTTTTGCGGCGTATGTTCCGTACATAGGCGAGGCAAGATTGCCATCGCGATAAACATCGCCGCCCCCACCACCGGGGACAGTATCACCAAACATTGTAACAAAATCGGAGTAAGATTCTACAGTTACTGGCTGCATGGCAAGGCCGCGTTGGGCGCGCCCGATGACAACGGGTCCGATAGAATCGGCCGATTTTGGAATAAAGGAGTTGTCAATTTCGTTAATAAACACTCCAGGAGATACAAACTTAAAACTTGTTACTGACATATTGGTTTCCTCTTATAAAAAACTCGCAAATGGTAGAGCAATCATTAATTAAATAGTATTTTTAAATTCAAAAGTCTCTAAAAGACAGTTCAGGAAGTGATAAAAAAATAATTAAAAACTTTAAATTGTATCACCAAATATGTTTGGGCTTCCGGGAGCGGCTATGCGCTCTTGTGGAAAAGTAAGCTCAACCGTGTTTTCTTCAACTCTAACGATCGGACGATCATCATTTTCTCCTTCTCCAATTAAATATCCCAACACATTGATCGTAACTTCTGTTGAAAATAATCTAGTGTCCTCTGATAGGTTGTTGACATTATTTGTATGTGCAAAGCCTTGATCAATAAATGCTTCATATAGATGACCATTTCTTCTCATAGTGAATGCATTAATTTGTCCCGTTCTGGCAATAAACGGCTGAACGAGGCTGTTCATTTGTTCCTGGTACTCTGTTTTAATCGCTATTTTATAAGAAACATTCACATATACGGGAATAGGCACCGACAGGCTTTGTATTACTATCTTTTTATTTACTCTTGGATAATATCGCTGTTTAGTTGCGCCAGTCTCCTGTTCGCCTCTCGTGCCGCGCGCTATGGCAAAATTATTAGTTTTATCTTCTACAATACGCTTAGCTATTACCCAGCGTCCTGATCGTCCATTTTTCATTTTTGAATCATAGTAGTGAGCTTGAAAAGATCCTTTTTTAGCTGGATCTTTTGTTATAGCGGTTCTTTCAATGCTCATAAGAGGCAATTTGAGGGCCCCAGCATCGTCACGAAGGGTCCGATCATTTTTCACTTGATAAGCTCGTTCCGGAGTTTGCCACAACACAGGAACATCTATATATCCTTCATTGGTCCTTGCTTGTAAGTTTAAATCTTTTCGGAGCCAAGAAACTATTGCGTAATCAATAGTCTCTATTGATGAAGCAGCCATTCCAAGCTCTTTAAGGGTGTGTTGCGAAGAACCAGAAGGCAACATCGCAAAGTCAAAATTATTAGGTAGCATCAAAAAGTCCCTTCCTTGCTCTTCTGCATCGTGCAGAAATCTCAAAAGCATGATCTACTTGTCCAAATAGCTTTTTTGGTTCTGATAGTTTAACTATCTCGTAATAAAAATCTCCATATAAAACAAAGTCGCCCTCGCGCACGTACATATCTTGATCTTCTTCTAATCTTCTTTTGTGAAAATGAACGTTAATCTCCCAGGTTTTATCAATCCCTGCGCTTTCCATGTACTCAGTTGAAAAGTCAGTAAACTCTACTAAGGCATATATTCTAATTGGCGGCAAATAAGTTTTTTCAATTGCCTCACCATATAATTCATGAAAATCTGTTGTTTCCATATCGATTGGGTAATACAAAATTTGTTGACCAACAACTTTCTCAATTAACTCATCATTTACTTGCTTAACAAGATCTCTTTCTTTTTTACCAAGAAATAATGGAGGCGGGAGGGTTTTTGGTGCTTTCCACTTGTCTGACATTTTTTATTACCCCACAAATATTGGCAATGGAGAATTTTTGAATGTTGTTGCTGTAGCTTCTGCTCGTTCACTATCATCTTTAGCCAACTCAGTGTATTCCATTTCTTTAAGCGTTTCTGCTAGTTTATCTTTTAGCTGTTGCTGTTCTTCTTTTGCTTGTGATAACAATTCTGAATGGTTTAGCGTCACGCTTTCGCCAGGAATCGGAATAGTTGTAAATTTACCACGAATTTGACCCAACATTTCTTTACATAATGCTAGTGAATATTTTCGAATCCACTGCTTGCCCATTGAATTGATATTTTCATATCTAATGTTCTCAAACGGTAGCGTATTCATATTGTTTACGCCCAAAGTACCGTCATGATATCCATCTGCCTCTTTCCAAGGAGCATCCTCTACGTAAAATCTAAACCATATCCGATCTAGCTGCATAGACCAATAGCTGGGCGTTGGATACAATCTCAGTCGGTTATTAATCAATTCATATGAATAATGAGACGTTCTTGTATAGATAGAGTCTTCGTACATGATCGCTTGCATCTTGTTTTGCCATGTAGGGATGATTTCAAAAGTTGAATCATCGGCAAACTGACCATATGTAGAATAATTACCCACCACTCCAACGCCACCATAATATCCGTAAAAACGCCACATTGCGCGCGGAGATTTAAAGTATACTTTTGTTATTATCGCTCTTTGATTTGAGGCGACTTTTCCAGAAAAATCAATATCATTTCCTCCGTCATCCTCTCCTGATGCTGACGCGTCCTCAATAATTTTTTGTAAATCATAATCTTGCTGATCTGTAGACGGTCCAAAAGAGCAGGAATATTCTCTTATGGAGCCTCCAAATCCAGCAACCGTTGACATACCATCTGCCACTCTTTTAGCAGCCGCAAGCTGGATTTTCGGATACCTGAGAGCTATTTGAGGCGTGCCTGTGCCAGAAAGTTCACTCTTTAAGCGGCCTTCATAGTCAAAAGTTCCAGTTACATGTCCAAGCATGCTGGAAAGCGAATTTTTACTTTGATGAAGATTAATAATATATGAATATTCTAAGCACGCCTCTTCATATGCAGCATAAACATTGGAAACAGTTAACTCAATGTCAACTACATCTCCTCCAAGTTTTTTATAGACATAATTAACCTGCATAGAGGCACCAGTAACAAAGTCTAAGGACCCAGTGTATGCGCCAAACGGACAGGCCTGAATTAAAACCTCTCCTGCTTCGGCTCGCAATTGCTCTGATGAAGCGCCTGCGGCGCCGGATGAAGGCAGTATGACTGCGCTGGTTTCTGAACGTGGACTCAAGTCTGTAGGCATGTGTGCGATTCTCCTGCTATAATTAGTTCTGATAAAACAAAACCCCCAGGCAAGCTGAGGGTCCTTTTATAAAGATCGCGTT